GCCACAAGACGAATCTGGCAATAAAGCAAGTTACGCCTTTGGCGGTGCAGTCACAACCACTGCACAAGGCAATGTACAGCCCTTGCTATTAGGTCGGCGTCATATTGGTGGTCACATTATCAGCTTACAGATAGTTAATGAGGATACGTAATGTCAGTAGTCATCGAAGGCCGAAAAGCCGGTCAAAAACAGCCAAAGCGGCCATCTATCGCTGATGACACGATTGCGTCAATCAGCCGCTTAAAAGCCTTATATCTACTAAGTGCGGGCGAAGTGAAAGGCTTAGCAAACGGTGCAGCCAGTATCATGCTTGAGGGTACGCCGCTAGTCGATGATAATGGCATCCCTAACTTTGATGGTGTTGAGTGGGAAATTCGCCACGGTACTGTTGATCAGCCCCACATTGCCGGGATGCCAAGCGCAAGTAATGAGATTGGCGTTAATGTGCAGCTACCAAGTGACACGCCATACATTCGCAGTATCAGTAACACTCAGTTGTCTAGTATTAACGTTAATATCTCATTCCCGATGCTCAAAAAGCAAAAAGATAACGGTGATATTGTTGGGGTGACCGTAGCTTACGCGATAGACGTGCAGACAGACGGTGGCGGCTATGTGACGATGCTTAACACTTCGCTGACTGCTAAAACCAGTGGTCGCTATCAAAAGACGCATAACGTCAAGCTACCGGAGGCACAGAGTAACTGGCAAATTCGCGTCCGTAAAATCACAGCTGACGGCAATAACGAAACGCTGTTCAACAGTATGCAGGTTGATAGTATCGCGGAGATTATTGATGCAAAACTACGATATCCATGCAGCGCGTTATTGTATCTATCGTTTGATGCTAAGACGTTTAGCAACATACCAAAGCTGTCGGTCGATATGCAGGGCGTCTATGTGCAAGTACCGAGCAATTACGACACCGTCACACGCACTAGCACGGGTATTTGGGACGGTACATTTAAGCAAGGTTACACGACAAACCCAGCATGGCATTACTACGACTTAATCACCAATAAGCGCTATGGTCTGGGCGATAAAATCAAGCCGTTTATGATCAACAAATGGGCGCTTGAGCATATCGCTCGCGTCTGTGATGAGCCTGTCGATGACGGTAAAGGCGGTACTGAGCCGCGCTTTACATGCAACTTATATTTGCAAAAAGCTGAGGACGCTTATCAAGTATTACAGCACATCGCGGGGATATTCCGTGGTATGAGCTTTTGGAATGGCTCGCAAATTGTAGTCGATGCTGATACTGCCCGTGACTGTGAATACGTCATCACTCGCGCTAACGTGGTGGGCGGTGCTTTTGTCAAGACAGGCAGTGCAGCAAGTGATAGACACACTATCGCAAAAGTCGCTTGGTCAAATCCTGATAATGCGTATGAGACAGAATATGTGATGGTGCGCAACGAGCAAGCTATAGCTGAGTTTGGCATTAATATCCTAGATTTATCAGCGGTTGGCTGTACATCTGAGGGCCAAGCATACCGCATGGGGCTAGCCGCTCTACTCGCTGAGCTCAATCGTACACAGACGGTATCATTTGCGATGGGCTTAGACGGTGAGCTTCCTGCTATCGGCAGCCGCATTGATATTGCTGACATGATGTTTACTGGCGCAAATAATGGCGGCCGCATATCGTCTGTTAGCGACAACCGTCAAGTGATTACTGTTGATCGTGACAATGTGCCTGCTGCCGTCGGCGATAAATTAATTGTTAATCTTGAGTCGGGTAAAGCACAAGAGCGCGTTATCACTGCTATTAGCGGTCGTGATATTACAGTCGCCATCGCATTTGATCCGGTCGCGAGCCAAAACGTCTGGGCTGTTAATACGGCTGAGATGCCCACTATGCCATTTATCGTGATGTCAGCCGTACAAGATGACGACGGTAAGCAGTTTAACTATACCGCGATGCAGTATGACCCGACGATCTATAGTCAGATTGACAACGGCACAATTATCGAACAGCGTCCTGTTATACCCAGCAACAATCCTTATGTGATTGATGCGCCTGATAACGTGGTTATCACCAGTCGCAATCGCGTCGAGCAAGGCCAAAACGTCTCAACGTTGGTTATCGCATGGGCACAAGTCGAAGACGCCATTGCTTACGATGTTGAATGGCGCAAAGACGACGGTGATTGGATCAAACTGCCACGCACGGGCAATATTAGCGTAGAGATTGACGGTGTTTATAGCGGTAATTATCTAGCCCGTGTGCGTGCTGTTAGCGCATTCGATGCTATCTCAAAACCAGCTACATCAACACTTACAGCTATCACAGGCAAAGTAGGCGCTCCACCGCAGCTAGCAACGTTAACAGCGACCGGCTTGCTTTTTGGCATGCAAATCGACTGGACTTTCAGCGCTGGATCTGGCGATACGGCTTACACCGAAATACAAGTCGGCTCAGCGCCAGACGTCAATGTGACTACGCTTGGACAGTTCGCTTACAGCACTGACACGCATACTGTAAACGGCTTGCAAGGTAATCTAGCGCAGTCTTATCGCGGTCGTATCGTCGATAAGCTAGGTAACGTTAGCCCTTGGACACCGTGGGTAACTGGCACGACTGATGCTAGCGCTGATAAAGTATTAGACTTGGTGCAGGGTCAAATTAACGAGGGTAGCTTAGACGGCGCTCTGACCTCTAAAATAGACAAAATAGAGGTCGTTGAGCGCGAGCTATCCAAGGAAACCGCAACACGCATACAAGACATCATTGATACTAAAAAACAAGCAGATGATGCTCAAAGAGCTGCGGATAATGCAGCGCAAGCAGCAACTGACGCAGCAACCGCCGCTGGTAACAAAGGCGAGGTTATCTATCAGTGGCAAACTCCAAGTGTCGCGCGTCAATTGCCACAAAACCTTTGGATTGATACAACAGGAGGTAAAAATACACCAAAACGCTGGGACGGCAGCGCGTGGGTAGTTGTGACTGACAAAGCTGCAACTGACGCCCAAGCAGCGGCTGACGCAGCCCAAGAAGCAGCGGATACGGCCGACAGTAAGGCAGTAGCAGCCCAAAGCACTGCTGACACTGCAAAAACAGACGCTAAAACGGCAGATGATAAAGCGGTAGCTGCTCAACAATCAGCTGACGCGGCCTTGTCATCTCTAACCGAGATTGCAGCAGACAATAAACTAACAGCCGTCGAAAAGCAGCAAGTTAAGTTGATATTTGACGATATTCAGCGAGTTAATGCTGATCTACTTGCTCGTGCTGCAAAGTACGATGTAGTAGCAACTGCTTATAAAGCGGCTTATAGCGCCTTGGTCAGTTATATCACACCAAAACTTGCTGATATGAGCGCAACTAGCATCATCGTTAGAACTGCTTTTAATAGCAAGTTTGACGATCTGTTTTTAAAACGTGCTGATCTCAATACTGCCATCGTTAACGCTGCTAAATTAGTCGCTGATAATGCACAAAACACGGCTGATGAGGCGCTAGATAAAGCTAATACCGCTAACGACAACATCGTGACGATACTCGATGAGCAAATCGAGATTAATAACGAGTTAGGTCTGCAATACGAGACCTTGCAAGGCGTTATTCTGGACTATAAACCGCGCTACGCTAGCAAAGATAGATACGCTAGCAAAACACGCGGACAAAACTGGACGTATGCAAAAACGGTCGCACGCGATAACTATGTGACTAACGAGCGTATCACTAATTTGCAGTCTGATGTCGCTAATAGCAATGCACAGATAACGCAGTCGCTTGAGACACTGACAACTAAAGATACGGCGCTTGCTGCTAGTATTGAGCAGTTGACAGCAACAACGGGTCAAAACACGGCTGCAATTAACAGTGAGACGACAGCACGAACTACCGCTGACAACGCCTTATCAACCCGCATCGACACTGTGCAATCGTCAACAGCAACAGCTCAGTCCAAAGCTAACAAAGCAGAGTCTGATGCAGCGGCAGCGCAAACAGCAGCCACTAACGCTGCAACTTTGGCAGGAAACAAAGGCGAAGTGATCTACCAGTGGCAGACACCAGCCACAACGCGCCAACTACCGCAAAATCTATGGATTGATACAAATGGAGGTAAAAATACACCAAAGCGTTGGGACGGCTCAGCATGGGTCGTTGTGACGGACAAAGCTGCACTTGACGCTCAGTCTGCTGCAAATGCCGCGCAATCGACTGCTAATGACGCACTGAGTAAGGCAGACACGGCGACAAGCAATATCGCAACCATTAAAACAGACTTGAGCGCTGTTACAACGCAAAGCGGTGCAACAGCAAGCGCAGTGCAAACCCTGCAAACATCAGTTGGCACCAACACATCGTCAATTCAAACATCTAACCAAGTCATCGACGGGCTGCGCGCTCAGTCTACGCTAGTGTTAGATGTTAACGGTTATACCGTTGGGACGGGTACTTATAATGACGGCAAGACTGGTACATTTGCCGTCCGTGCCGATGAGTTCTATATCGGCTCACCCAATGGCAGTAAGTCCCTAGGTTTCGTGCATTACGCAACATCGCAAAACATCAATGGCGTGCAAGTTCCCGCGGGCACTTATCTGCGCGATGCTTATATCGCAAACGGTACGATCACACTCGCTAAAATAAACACAGCATCTATCACGTCTTTATCTGCGCTATCAGCAACAATCGGGCACTTTAAGAGTGCTGAGAGTGGCGCGCGGCTTGAGATTAAAGATAGCTTGCTCAGTGTTTATGACGACAATAATGTCTTGCGCGTTCGACTGGGGTTATGGTAATGATTACATTTTTTAAAAATATTATTAACGCTATTCGGCGCTTGTTTGGCGCAAAGGAAGAGCAAAAGGAGGTCGATGTGCCGCAAGGGTTACAGGTTTGGGATGAAAATGGTGGTATACAAATTGACACAACAACACGAACGTCTATCTTTATAGGGGAGATAGAGCTAACGCCAAGCTCTAAGAGCGCCACAATCAGCAGTAATCTATTTGGCACTAACACACCTTTTTACGTGGTATTAAGAGGTGTTAGTCACAATCGGCCACTGACAGGTATCAGTACAAGCAGTACGAGCAGTAGCTACACGGTGTCAGCCCAATCCGTAAATGCTACATCAGTCAAAATAATAATAGGAGTTTACTAATGGTATCTGGATTTCAGGTTTTTGGCGACGCATTGAACGCTCAGGTTACATCTGATACTAAAAATCTCATGCTACAGACTTATAGCGATATATCTAGCAGTGAGACCTCGCCGTCAACAGTGATTATAGAGCATGATGTTGTTGCGCTCCAGCCCACAGTTGCAGGATTATCTATATCTACTGACTACTATCATAGTGGGCGTGGTCAGCAAGCTGTGAACGGAACAGGAAGGGTCTACCAGTTTGGCGCTTATGCAGCTAAGGGCAGTTCTGGGCTTGAGGTATACAATTCAGACGGGAGTGTAGCCTACACAAGCTCCAAACCTTTGATGAAAGTAATTGATAGCGGTAGCGTTTCGCTAGATAGCACTTTTAGAAAAAAATATAATAAACCAGTTGCTATTGTTTTTAACAGCTCATTGCACGCTATCTACCCATCCGGCGGCTACACTGGACTTGTTACAATGTCTGGAGTATCTATAGACTCCAGTGGGTATATTGTTGTAGGTCAACACGTAGTGGAAGTTATAAGCCAGTACCCCGGCGACGAACCAGACGTAGGTGTAAGTCAATCTGACTTTTTGGTTCTCGATGCCTCCAATTTGTTACAGTAACAACCCAACGGGTGACTATCAAACACCGCCAACTAAGGCGGTTTTTTATTATCTAAAATTAGGAGGATCTATGGACATCAAACAGACATTGTTACGTATGTTGCTATTCAATAAATGGTTATGCAGATCAGAGTCAGCGCAAAAAACAAGTAAGCTCTTTGCAAAATTAAAGCACTATTTAGCAATCAGCATCACATTTGCTGAGCTTGTAAATGCAACATTTATGATTGGCTTTAGCGCCGTCTTTATATATAACAAGACATTTGGCGGACAAGGATTGAGCTTACCTAGTTACACGGTGTTTAATCAAGTCTCAGTATGGTATTTCGTTGCTTTCTTTGCTTTAGGGTTTTTACAGCTAATATCTATGCTGGTGCCGTCGCTTCGCGCAGTCAAATCAAGCGGACTCTGCATGATAGCGTCATCGCTAATATGGGGTGTAGTGACCGGCGCTTACTATGCATCACAACACGGCATGGTAACTCCCGCCACAATTATCATAGGTACGTGGGCAATCGCTGTTTTCTTGATGGGCAACAAAATAATCAAGCGCGCTATTTTAAAAGAGCGAGTAATCATAAAGGAGACGTAATGACATTTGTAGCAGAGATACTAGCGTCTTTTACTCCCCAAGTCCTATTTGGCATGTTTGGCGGCTTAGTTGGCGGCATTTACGGCATCAACAAAAAAGGCTATGAGTTAAAAATATCATCAATATTATTATTTACAGCGATAGTTGCTGGTAGTGCGGTCGCTGAGTTTTTAGATAAAAAGTTTGGTCTCGATTATATCTTTCCTATCTTCTTAATTTCCATTCCTGCTGGATCTTTTTCGGGCTATCTGATGGTTGCGCTTGATATTGCAAGTCCTAAGCTAGCAAAGGCTGCAATTGAAAAAGCGGGTAAAAAAGCAGTCGATAAACTATAAGAGGAAAGTTTTATGCAGTGGAATAAATCACTAATTATCAGTGTTGCAAAACAAGCGACTAATATCGCAATCAAGAATAGCGAAGTTGTGCAGCCTTACGTCAAGCCAAGTCATTACCGACGCGGACTGCTCGCACTTAACGCCCTGCACTATGCGCTACGCATTGCAGATAAAGACAAATAACAATCAGCATTAAATATAGCCCCAAATTTAGGGCTTTTTTAATGTCAAAAATAAGGTAAAAAACTATGAGCGTATTCGACAATATTTTTGAAAGACTGATGAAGCATGAAGGCGGTTATGTGAATCACCCTAGCGACCCTGGCGGCGAAACCATGTGGGGCGTCACTAAACGAGTCGCACGAGCACATGGGTATTACGGCTCAATGCGCAGCCTTCCGAAATCTCTTGCCAAAGATATCACTGAAAAATCGTATTACAAAGCGGTAAAAGGTGATCAGCTAGACCGATTGATTGCATGGCAGTTGACAGATGCGGCATATAACCACGGCACCCGTCGCGCAGTTAAGTTTCTACAAGCTGCGGTAGGCGCAAGTCAAGACGGCTTGATTGGTCCGCGCACACTGGCAGCGGTAAATAAAATGGATAAAAACGATGTGGTGTTTTTATTCAACGCTGAACGTATTGAGTTTTATACTCGTTTACGTACTTGGCAAACATTCGGTCGAGGTTGGGCACGACGTGTCGCTGGCAACCTACGGTTTGCAGCTGCAGATAATTAATTTGTCGCGCTATTTGTCGCAGTCGTGTGTTAAACTATGATAATTAATCAAAACGTAAAATCATAAATAACTGATTTTATTATATTAATTTTTAATTGCTTTATATTAGATTGTGTCAAAAAGAGTTCGAGTCTCTCCAGCCCCACCATTTTTCGATAGTTCTTCTCAAACCAGATATAACAT